AGCCAAGCAAGAAGAAGAAAAAGTATTAGTTCAAGAGGATCAGCCTGAGTACCAAGAAAAAATAATGTTTCTTGTCAGTACTTCATTTCAGGCGGCCATTTTGACTTGGTGCTTATGCGTATTATCCCTCGGATATTTAAAATTGCCTAACAGGATGTTTGGAATGGATATTCCTGACCAGCCCCGTGTGGACAGCACTTTTGCGGCGGGATTATTGGGGAATATTTTAGCTGGATGGGGTGTAAGTGTTGGAGGTGGTGGATCAGCTAAAAAGAAAAAGAAAGAAGGAGAAAATGGAGGAGGTGGAGCTATGCCAATAGGAGGCGGTTATCAAACCATTGTGATTAAGCAGCCAATTGAATTAATAACAAGACAGCCAAATGTTGTTCGGGTTGATCCGATAACAGGAAAAAATGTTCAAAATGATGGGAGCTTAAGCGTATGACAGGAGATTTTTCAGGTGATCTTTCTATTGATGCAAGGCAAGAAACTCGTATTGTTTGCACCGAGATGAAATTGAAGCGAGCAGAGGAAAAGATAGGGGATTTGGAGGATAGAGTTAGACAATTAGAAAAAAGAGTATTCCAAGCTGCTGCAGTGGTTAGTGCCGCTCTGGCATTATTAGGATTACTAGCCCAAATTAGTAAGGCTTACTTATGAAAAAACTTTTCTTGCTGCTATTTTTAGCGGCTCCTTCTGCTAACGCAGATCTGACACACTCTATTACTAGCTCTGCTCAACTAACAGTTAATGCTGCTGTGACTCAGGCAGAGCGCATAGGATCAAGTTTCTCTATCTCTGGGACTGGGGTGGATGTAACTGACGGAACAACTGCTGGAACGCTTAGTGCTGGAACTATTTCCAGTGGAGTTTATTCCCCAGGAACTATCGCAGCGACTCAGAACGCAACTTCTGGAGAAAGCTTTAGTTTTAGCCAGTCATATACTCAAGCCGATGCTGTACCAACATCTGCTCCTTCTGTTGGAGCTGTAGGCAATTTTAGTGATGTTACCTCACACGCCACAGGCACAGCAGGATCGCTTGCTGGCTCAGTAACAAGTGCTGGAGTTGTAAGTTTAACACCAGGATCGGGAGGCACAATTGCGACTGGATCTGTTGTAACTTCCGTCACAGTGAAGTAAACAATGAAGAGGTATTTACCGTTATTATTAATATTAAATATACCTCAAACCCTAGCTGTGCCAGTCGTTCCTAACTTTTCTTCTGGAACAATGTCCGCAGTCACACGCACTACACAAAATGTTACTGAATCTATTGTCTCAAGCGATTTCAACACTGGGCATACTTATACGATCAATGGAACGAATTTGTCTATTGATGGCACGACCCTTTCACCACCGCCAGAGCAAACGGTCCAAACAATTGACGGAGTAAGTTATACATGGACAGGTGCAGATCTAACACAAAAACCCAACGTCACGATTGCAAATCCAGGTCAAGCGTTTCAATACGCAGAAAGTTACATTGGCCCTGGTCTGTCAAACATGACAACAATCAATCGAACAACAGTCTTAGAAAGTGTTACCGAAACAACCTCAGTCTTCTCGCAATAATATTATTTAGTGGTTCAACTGCGTTAGCGAATACTTCACAAACTGCGGCTCCTGTTGCAAATACGTCAGCTAGTCTGACCAACATGGCAATACAAACATTGCAAGGTAATTTAATCCAGAATCAATACGGTGGTGGAGTGGTTTGCCAAGGGCCAATGTTGACATTTTCTCCCTTTGTAACTGACTCACATAGTTTTTCTGAACCTAAAGAATACTGGTATCAAAGCCCTGTCTATAACGATGATGGCACTATTCTTTATTATCAAGATGTAAGGACAGGCCAGAAGGATAATCACTCACTTAACATTGGCGCAAGTTTAACTTTTTCAATGCCACTTGATAAAAGATTTCAACGTACTTGTTTGAGAAATGCAAAACTACAAGGCGAGCATCAACAGCAAATAATAGAAAATAAAAAACTAGATTGGCATATCGCAAGATTAAAACAGTGCGGAATCTTGAAAAAAGATGGAATTGAATTTGCTATAGATTCTCCTTACTTTCATCTATGCGAAGATATTGTTGTTAAACCTAAAATGGGACAAGTTTTACCACACAGACACCTTATTTCTTCCCCTTCAAAGGAGGCAACCCTCGTTTTTCCCGATAAAAATTAGTTCTTTTTTCTGATAAGTTAGGTCGTTTTACTTTCTTACCTAAAATCTTTTTAACTTTATTAACTACCTGTTTAATGATGGGCTTAACTGCTTTCAAAAGCAATGGAGCTGATAATGCAGCCGTAGTTGCTACGAGCGTTATTGATCCAGTTTTTACAACTTGAGGAACAGTAGGAATTGCATCAATTATCTGTTGTTGAACATTTAATTTTTTATATCTAGTTACACAACGGTTTCCTACCAATTCATACTTAATAATCTGTTTAGTTCCTTCTTCTACCTTTGTCCCAATGTCAGGCGCACCATCGGGAGGGCAAGCTTCTGGCTTTGCTTGTGGTACTTTTGGGGCTGGAGGCGTTTCTGGTTCTTCGTATCGTTGAGGTTCTTCTTCTTTTATCGGAACAATCCTTAATGGTTCATAATTTATAGGATCAAAAGCAGGAGCACCAGCACCTGAACACAAGATCAAATTATGTTCTGGGTCGGTATCTATAAGAGCATCATTTTCAAAATTTTTTCTTGCCTTAACGCAAGGCATTTCTATTACTGGAAAACCTATTGGAATATTAATAGGAACGTTTGGAGGTAAGACTGTTGGAGCTTTAACAAGAGATAACTTAATAGGCTTTATCCCAACAAAAGGAATCTCAATCCTTGGGATCATTATTATTAGCAATCATTCCAATCTTTTGCCACGTCACTAGCTAGATTTCCAGAAATTTTTCTAGCTTGACCAAAAAATAAACCTGCAAAAACTGGACCAACTATAGGAAGCTGACTAATAGCGGGAGCCCCTGCGGCCCCTATGCCAGAACCTATAATCTCACCATTAGCTTCGCCTTTTATTCCAGCTTCTAAGCAAGCTATATTTATTGCTTCTCTTTCTTCTTGAGTGTAAACAGGTCTTTCTAAGGCAACTGTTTCTTTATGAACAGAAATTTCTGTTGTACCTTTAAATCCAGGTCGAGTTTCTTGTTTAGAATATAAAAGTTTGGCAGGATCATGCTGATTAGATGCCATTGTCCAAGAATGTTTGTTCCCTTCCTTGTCACTTCGTATAGAAAAACTTGAATATTTATTGCTAGGAAGTGCTGCTAGATTTGGTATTCCCGAATCTTTGCGAGCTAATATCATTAAAGTAAAAAAATTACTTGATATAAGCCCAAAGCCAAGAAGAACAGCTAATAATTGAGAACTAGATTTAAACATTTAAAGTGAATTTGTAAACTTTAAAGCTTTCTTTTCTTCATTCTTTTTCTGTGCAGGACTTAAGGCTCCAGTAGGCAAAACAGGGCCGGATAAACTAGGCATCTTAATTGCATCTGTTACCAAAGAAGGAATCTGACCCTTTACCTTTTCAAGCAAAGCATCAGAAATCTTGCCTCTTTGGAAATAAGCAAACGCACCACCACCCACTGCTACTACAAGAGCAGCAGTATTTATGTAGGTAAGGATCTTAATCATGCAGGGCAGTTTTCGCCTTCTTCTTCTTTAACCTGCTCATTTAGTTCTTTAACAGCACCATTAACAGATTTGATCTCTTCAGCCAATTCATTTAATCCTTTTTGCTTTTCGTTGTACTGATCAACTAAGCCTTGCAACTCAGCTTGGCGTGAATCTCTGCGTTCAGTTAAAACGGACATAATAAAAAGTTAGAACAATAAAAGTCTACATGCTCGGCCAATACTGACCATTACGGCTTTTACTAAGAAGGTTTGTTAGCAACCAAAAAGGCTGTGTAATCTGTTTTCACCTGTGAAGTCCACGCAGCTTCAGCGATAGCTTTTACATCTGCGTCCTCAGAACTTAAGTCAGTTTCAACTAGCTTGTCATCCGAATCAAGTGTTCCTGGGTTTAATACTTTTCTACTAAAGGAACGGGTAAGTTCCACACCATCTTTTTTAATAATGGTTGCGTTTCTTACTTGTATGTTCCATTTTCCAACGATTTCAATCTTATCGTTCTCTTGTGTTTCTGTTAAGGCCATTTAGGATTAATCTCCGATTAAAACAGGTTTATGGCGTAGTTTTGAGACGTGCTAACGGTCTAGGTTTAGGCAGCATAATAAGTAGCAGAACCATAAATATAATTATCAGCATTACCAGCTTCAAAATCACTTCCTACAACTCTGTTTGATGTTTCACCATTTGTTGCCTGTTTATAGAAAACCATTTGATCACCTCCAGCAATCATTCCCCTGAAATTAGGCATATCAGTATTCCATTCTCTTATAAAAGCAAAAGATGCACCAAATCGAGCATGAGAGTGATCATAACAAGCAAAAGGAAGACCACCTAGCGCAAAATTACCGCTAGGAGAACTAATAGAAGTAGTATAAAATGTCCAAGTAATAACAACTATTCTACCTACTCTTGTAAAATGCCCACCACCTCCGACAGTTACTGACCCTGAAGTGCTGAAAGTTGCTACAGGATCCCAAGTTCCTTCTTCATAATGAGCTAAAACTTCTGCTGGAACATTTCCTGTTGCAGCACCTGTTGCAGAAGTACCAGTCTGAGCACTGAAATCAATACCGTGACCGTTTGCTACAACTAGGTTTCCGTCAGTTATTGATACATCACCACCATTTAAAATTCGAAGTCTTTCAACATTTGCAGTAGAAAAAGCTAGATTATTATCTGCTGGTCTGTATATTGCTGCTGCTGTTGATGGTGCTGATCCTAATGATCCAGAGAAATCAATATATGTTGAACTTATATTCAGGTTTCCATTTTTTATTATCTTTTGTCCACTTGAGTCGATGCGGAGTGCTTCATTATTACCATTATCTTTATAGAAAATCCAATCTCCACCACCTTCACCAGAACCATTTGTAATTGCTAATCTTTTCTTAGCTACACCATCCACTTTAAAATCTATTCCAGTAGCAAAAGTAGAATCTTCGCTTCCACTAGATAGTGTTTCAATTTCTAATGCTGGATGATTACCTGATGTGGAACTGACAGTTCTATTAATTTGAAGTTTTCCATCTGATGTGATGCTGAGTCTATGTACTCCTCCAGTACTAAAGCCAAGGGTATTAGTCGTGACCCTATACATTCCATTGTCATTGTCATTCAGGAAGTTATAGGCGGGTGATGCTGCAGTACCATGAGGAGCTTTATACTCACCAGTTGATTCAATTCTTGCAACTGTATTAATCTTAATTTGTGCCGCAAAAATGGCGTTCTGGCTTGAATCGAGTCGTAAAGCTTCTGTAAGTGTAGTCGTACCATCTTTCATGGTTTTGAACACCATTCTTGTTGGTGCATCATTAGCCAAGAAACCTTGACCATCAGCCTCACAATCGAAGCAACCTACTTGTAAAAAATTACCGCTATTAATATTGGTATCGTTACTGTAAAAACGTAGACCACCAAATTGATTACCATCAGAAATTGTTGTGTCAGTTCTTCCCATGCATACATAACCGTCTATATACATAGAAGAAGAATTAAAGGCATCGTAAGCAGTAGCCCCATCTACAAGTAATTTCCCTGCAAAGGTGGCGTTCTGGCTTGAATCCAGCCGTAAAGCTTCTGTTCCTAAAGCATTGGTATGAAATCTTATAAAGTCACCAGCTTCTCCACTACATTGTGTTCCAATAGACAATCCATAAGTGGCATCATTTTGAACAAAAATGTTGGCTAACCTTGTTCCTGAACTATATTCCTTGAAATCAATACATCCAGCCCTTGTACTAGAACGTCCCTGCAAAAGAAGTGTACTTACACCACTACCAAAATCTGTTGCAGCAGCACCAACACCTATCCTATAAGCAGTATGTATAGAATCAGATTCTAAAGATCCGTTTACATCTACATTCCCTGCAAAAGTGGCACTCTGATCCGAACTGTTTAAAGTCAGGGCTACAGTATTACCTGGGGCTATTTGTATATCTTCTGAAGCGTATGTTCTTAATTGCCAAGTAGGATTAGCGGCGGCTGTGTCATTACATTTAACAAGGAAATGTCCTCCTCCATGTGATTCAACATGCAAAATATCTTTTGCACCTGAAGTCGTTGGCTCTTTTATATGGAATAAAGTCCCTGGATTTGTTCCAATACCAACCAGCCCCTCACTATCAATCGTCATCCGATCTTCAGGGCCAGCAATTTGCGTAGTAGTACGGAAGATTAAATCAGAATCACCACCAGCAACAGCAAGAGAAGCAATTTCTGATCTGGAGTAACTAGTACCAGAGGATGAATGTAAAGATCTTAAAACTAGCTTTGCTTCACCTGTTGTTGTAGATGCTTGTCCAGCACTAATTTCAATAGCCGCAGATGCTCCAGTAGAAGATACATCTAATAACTCCGCAGGGCTTGAGCCTGTTCCTATCCCTACATTTCCGCCGTCATAATAAACATTGCTTCCACTTGTTACCCATTGCCCTGTTGGATCGTCTGTCCAAGAAAGCACCCCTGCTGTTGTACCTGCTAATACTTGACCATTTGCTGTAGGAGCCGCACTTGGAAGCGTGTAAGAAACATCAGCCGCTAACGTGTCTGGGGCTTGTAGAGAAACATAATTTGCACCGTTGGCATCGGCTTCTGTAAATCTTATTTGCTTGGCATTATCAATAATTAAGTTATTCGTTAACGTTCCACCAGTTGTTGCCAATGCAGCATTAGCAGTCGTGGCAGCCGCATCGGCCGCATCTTTCGCTACTTTTACAGAAGCACCTGTAGCAGCAAGAGTTGTACTTGTGCTTGTGGCCGAATCAACTAATTGAACAACACCAACAACAGATGTGGTTCCTGCAACGATCTTCGATCCAGAAATTGCAGCATCACTCTTAATATCAGCGTTAACAATCGAATCAGCAGTAATAGCAACAAGACCTGCATTTGAAATGCTTATGTCTCCTGTAATTGCTACTGCTGTTGGAACGTTTGACCCATTACCAACAAGGATCTGAGCAGAAGTTAAAGCAGCTAATTTGGTAAAAGCAATTGCAGCAGAAGCGTTTATATCAGCATTTAATATTGTTCCATCTAAAATCATTGTGCTTGTCACTGTTCCCGTATCACCTGAGCTAACGAGGGTTCCTGTGACATTTGGAAGACTTACAGTTCGATCAGCAGTCGGATCAATAACAGTTAATGTTGTCTCAAAATCATCAGGTGTTGAACCTTCAAATATGATGCTTGAGCTTTGATTAAGAGCTAAATTTCCAGTTAACGTGCCACCAGTAAGATTTAATTTCTCTGTATCTAATTCTTCTAAAACAGATTGAACGTTTGTATTTTGAATACCTCCTGTAGCTGTTACTCCAATATTTGAAGCAACCTGACCAGCAATAAAGTTTGAAATATCAAGTTTTTCCCAAGTAGCTCCATTACTTAGGATCATGTCAGGTGGGTTGATTGTTACCGTTGGAGCTGGTGAAGTTCCTGTTCCTGACTTATCACATACAAAGTAATATCTCCTT